AGAAAGCTTATACAGCTTGGTTAAAAGATAAATCAAAAGAAAATAAAGCATTTCTTATAGAAACCTTAGGTCTTGAAAGAGATGAAGAACCTATAACTCTAAATAGAACACGCAAATCTAAAGGCGGTAGATCTGGTAGCTCGGGCAGTGAATTATATAAGACTGCTTCTACTGCAATGGAGGAAGGAGCTAAGGAAGTATTTGGTGTAGGAAGTAGAGATCTTAGAGCTAATGAAAAAGCAGCTACTAAGTTAGTTAATAGTCTAGTTGATGAAGGGCTAATTAATCAAAGAGAATTAGTAACAAGAGAAAACGGTAAGCTCATGTCCGGTGATGTTTTTAATGCAGTTAACCATATGTTGTTGGTTAAAATAGCTAAAAATAGTGTCCTTAAAAGAGCAGCTTTACAAGGTAAAGAATTTGTACAGCAATTAGCAGGGGATACTGGGCCGCATGGTGCTGAGTCAGATAGAAAAAATAATAGTTTAGGTTTTAAACTTTATGATCAAGCAGCAGGAGATCCAGAAGTTTTTGAAAAGCTTGTTAAAGCTAACTTAGTAGAAAGATTTGGCAGAGAGAATAAAGATAAGGGTGGTGAAGTAGATGTACCTAATGCACCGCCAGAGCCTGATGAAAGGATAGATAAGGTAACAGGTATGCCATACAACCTTCAAGCAGGTATAGCATTTAGAGATGAAGAAGATCCTATTAAAAGGCTAGGTCTTGCAGGAGGAGGAGTAGCTGCTAATACTACTTCTGCTATACAAAGATTAGGCTTTGGTCGTTAATCTAAATACATATAAATGGAATTAAAACTATGCAATTAAGATCAAAAGACAATGTATTTGAGCAGCTAAAGATTGATGAAGGTATTAAGCATGAGTGTTATTTGTGTTCAGAGAATGTACCTACTTTTGGTGTAGGTCATAAGATCCTACCAACAGATCCTGAGTATAATATGCCTCTAGGTACAGCAGTTTCTGAGAAAAGAATATGGGAAGTCTTTCAAGATGATTTATCAATAGCTGTTAATGAATGTGAGATTCTATTTGGTACACCTACATGGGCTTCCTTCCCTGATGAAGTTCAAGAAGTCTGTGTTAACATGATGTTTAACTTAGGTAGACCACGATACAGTAAGTTTACTAAGCACTTAGCAGCTCTAAGGGCGCATAACTGGCTTGAAGCTGGGGCTGAAGCAAGGGATAGTAGATGGCATACGCAAGTAGGCAACAGAGCTGAACGCTTATGTCAGAAGCTAGAGGCTATGGTGCTATGAGATACTTACTTTTGATACCTATTTTATTCCTTACATCCTGCGCGTCAGTTTCTGATTGTTCTACTCGTACCTTAAGTTTTGAAATCCCTAGAGGAATTCCATTTGTAGATGGTGCGTTTACAATTAAGCGTGGCAATGCACATAGTGATTGTGGGAAAACAAAAGAACAACTAGAGCAAGATGATGCTGATCGTGCGAGACTAGGTATTAGGTTGTGGCCTAGTGATAAGGAATAGTAGGAGGATATATGGCTAAAGGTATACAGCATTACAAGCGTGACGGAGCGCCGTTTAATGGGGGAACACACAAGATGCCAAGCGGTGATTTGCATTCAGGCAAGGCTCACGGGAAGACATCTGTAAAGCTGTTCCACTTTAAAGATCTATCTAAGAAAGCACAGAAGAAAGCAAAAACCTATCCAAGGAAAAACAATGGCTAACGAAACAAGGAAAGCTAACTTAATAAAGAAGCATGGGTTAGCTGGTGTTAACAAACCTAAACGAACTCCGAAGCACAAAACTAAATCCCATATGGTGTTAGCTAAAGATGGGGATGCTATGAAGCTCATTAGATTTGGGCAGCAAGGAGTAAGTGGAGCAGGTAAAAGTCCAACTACAGCCAAAGACAAAGCTAGAAAGAAATCATACTATGCCCGGCACAACGCACAAGATAGCAAGCCGTCTAAAATGTCTGCTAGGTATTGGTCGCATCGTACCAAATGGTAACTACTTAAAATAATCTTTATAAGATTCATTATTTTTTGTAGCGGGATCATCTGCTATGAACCTACCTAGCTTATCTCTAGCTCTTTGTTTAATATCTGTTGCTGTTTCTTCAGCGATATCTTTTGCTTCATCAATACCTTCAGCAACAGTATTTTTAATATCCGCTATAACATCCTCTGCTTTTTCTTTAATCTTTTCTTGTGACTCTTGAAGAGCTTCTGTAACAAAGAACTCTTTAAGCCAAGTTAACAAAGACATTTTAATTCTCCTTAGTTATTTCCACACATGAGTTTTCTTTTTACCACTGTACTTAATAGCGTACCCTTCTTCAATAAGTACATCAGCAATGTTAGTGCCATCCATTTGGTAGATGTTACCTAGCACCCTGCCATACTTTTCTTTAGCAGTACTTTCTTTTACATTATCTGTAGTGCTACCCTTTAAAAGCTTTTTACTTTCCACCCATACTTCTTTACCACAAAGTTCCTTCATTCTTTTCTTAGCTACTTTAGCTAATGCTTTCTCTACCTTCCTTTCAGGATACTTCTTTACATTGATTTTAGATTCAGGTGTATCAATTCCTTTAAGCCTGATAGAACAACGAAACAACATATCAAAACCTAAATCTAAAGTAACCCAAATAGTATCGCCATCGTAGACGCGATCTACACGGCCTCTGTAAACAAAGTTTTGTTTAATTCTTTTCTTATTCATAAGTAACTCCTCTGCGCTCAGGTTTCTTTGGTTTATTTTTGGCTTGCCTATCTATTTTTCTTTTTAGTTTTCTGTCCCATTCTCTTTTTTTCCTGTCGTTATCTTTTTTAAAAGCTTCATCCCATTCTTCTGGTGTTGTATCATTTAATTTCATTCAACCTCCAATACATAATTAGGATCTTCTTCGACTTCAGAAGTAGCATCTATCCATTCTTTAGGTATGCTTCTAGAGCTATACCATCTGAATCCTTTACTCTCTGCCCACTCAGAATGGGTACGCTTTGTCCCATCCTTTCTTCTTTTAGCTTGAGGCATTGCAGCTGTAGGTTCTGCAAAAAGAAATACTAACTCTGTATCTTCAGGTAAGTATTTCTTTACCCAAACATACTTGCTGTGTTCAGCGTGATCCCAAAACCTACCCTTAGCTTCTAAAAGAATTTTCTTACCATCAAAGACTTTTATAAAATCAGGATGGTAAGTATGATCTATTGTGTACTTAATAGTTTCAGTATGGATAGACCAATCCTTTAAGATGGAAGTATGCAGAAGATATTCCCAGTTAGAATCATAGCCTTCAACTTCAGGCTTTTTAAGTAGAGGTCTAGTTATTCTTTTTTTTCGGTAACCTGATTTTACATTTTTAACATTTCCTCTAAAGTTATGTTTTCCGGGATGCTTTCGTATTTCTTCAGGATTTTTTTTAATTTTCTCACCGTCCATCGTTTAGTATAAAAATTATTTTTTGTTGTAGTCTCATCTATAAAATGAGTATCTTTAGGTAAGTAACTTTCTAGTTTAGCATCATCAAAATCTTCAGAGCTATTTGAATTTTTAATAATCCAATCTTTTAAAAGCTTGGTTGCTAGAGTATTTATATCTTTAGCTTTCTTACCATTCATATATTTCTTCTACTTTAGGTTCTGCTTTAACTGTGTCAAGAAACATCAGACCTTTGGAATACTTAAATACTCTAAGACCTTTCCCTTCATTAGCATCTTGGTAACAATCTTTCTTAAACTCACAGTATCCACAATTTTTATTTATTTTCAGGTTACCTTTCTTCCCTTCAGCTTCAGTAGGGAAACACTTATCAGGTTTATATTCACTCTCTAAAGAATTAACTACACTCTTTAACAAGAGCGGCACATCAGGCTTATCTAATTCTTCAGGCTCATAAGAACATAACTCTCCTGTTTCTTTATTGATTACTAAGAAGTAACTTCCCTCACTCTTTTCAGCATGTTCATAGGCAGACAGTTGTGCAATGTATCCAAAGGGATCATCTGCTGGGATCAATCCTTTTTCAAACTTAGAGAAAGCAAAACGAGATGCTGACTTTACATCCACAACTTTATTATTTATCTTACAATCAAGGTGTCCCTTAATACCACCAACACTAACTTCTTTCTGCTGATCAGTTACAGTGTTCCCCGATAGCTTAACTAACAGAACTACTAAGTGTTCTAACATATGACCGTATAGAAACCTAAGACTTAAGGATGGGGCAATAGGATTATTAGATGGATTTCTTTTCTCATACCAGAGTTTTCTTAGAGGTTTACCAACGTTAGAAAACCTTAAAGTAAAACCTTTATTTTCTCTAGGTACTGACCAATCCCTTAAAGATTGTTTAATATCTTCTCCGAATTGTTCTATTGCCTCCTCTGATATTTCAAGTTGACCTAGAGATATCTTTTCTAATGCTTTGTTTATATCTAAAACTATGTCATTCATTAGTGTGTCTCCTTCCAGTTATTCCCCACTTTATATTCCCCAGTTAGAGGGCATCCTAAACTTAAAGAAACTCCTGCTTCTTCTAGAGCTTCAACACCTAACTGTCCTACATAATCTGCTTGTTCCTCGACTACTTCTATCTGCCACTCATCATGGACGTTAGCCACAAAGTGTGCATCGTATGAAGCTAGTTTATTATTCAAGATAACAAGAGCTTCTTTCATAGCAATAGAACCTGCACTTTGAAGCAATGTATTTAAGGCACTATGCTGATGACGAATAATTAACATGCGACCATCTAACCCTTTAATTTTCCCTGTCTCTGCCTCTCGTCCAATTCTATTTTTAAGATGTTTGTATGAAGGGAGATTAGCGATAAAAGATTTTCTAAGTTTTGCTCCAGTTCTTTTATTTCCTTTAGCCACAGCCCCAAGTCTTTCATCTCCTGCTCCGTAGATAAGTGCATAGATGAAAGTTTTTGCCTGATCTCTTGATTCAAGTCCTGCAAATCTTTGGTTAGTGGTATGAATGTCTCCGTTAATGATTTCATTTATGTATCCTTGATCCTTCATGTAGTGGGCTAACATTCTTAACTCAAGTCCACTCGCATCTATGCCTACTAGCTTATAGTTCTTGGGAACAATCCAACAAGATCTAAACTCTTCACCATACATAGAGGATGTACTAGGAACTTGTGCCATGTTAGGGTCGTAATGAGTCATCCTCCCCGTAATAGTACCGTTATGATTTACAAAGCCTCTTACTCTGTCATCATTATCTGTTTCTTTTAACCAGCTTTTTAACTGAGCTATACGTTTCTGAAGAGTTAAGTACCTTGCAAGTAATGCTGCTTGAGGGATATCAGTTATCTTTGAAAGAATTGTCTCATCTATTTTAGGTTGCCCTGTTGGAGTAAACTCTAAAGGAACCCAACCTAACCTTTGAAGGTGTATCCCTATCTGTTTTCTAGAACCTGGGTTAAACTCTTCTATAGTAATTCGACTAACTTTATTTTCTTGTAGCATAGTTTCAAGCTCAAGCTCCGTTAGTCTAATCCCTCTACCTTCTGCAGTTATTCCTGTTTTTAGAAGGAGTCCTTTAGGATTAAACTTTGGATATATCTCGGTAACTTCTGTGCTGGCTGTAAGATCTTCCTGTATTTTTTCCCTTATAGTATCTAGCTCTACATCTATCTTAACTAGTAGTGTCGAGGCGTAGTGGAAGTTAAAAAGAAAGCCATGTTTTCTTTGAGTGTCTACTATAGAAGCTACTGCATGTTCTAGATCTGCAGACTTCTTAGAAAATCCTTTAGACTCTACATCTTTAAGATGTTTATAAACTTGATAGTTTACTAATACATCTCTTTCACAGTACTCCAGCATCTTCATAGAAAATGTGGAGTACTCTTCAAAGTCCATCTTAGGTAGCTTTAATTTAAATCCCCAAGACTTAAGGCTATGCCCTTCTTCTCTTATAGGATTAAATAGTCTGGAAAGAACTAAAGTGTCTACTATAATTTTATCGTACAGATCAACGCCAGTAAGGTTTTTAATTACTGGTATGTCGAAGCCTAGAATATTGTGACCTATTAACTTATCTGCTTCTTTTAGCATTCGAAGCCCTTCGTATAATTCTGAAGGGCCGTAAGTTAATTGTTCTTCTGTCTCAGTATTTAATACTGATATGCACCATATCCTTGTAGCCTTGATGTCGTCTGTCTCTATATCAAAGACATAAGATTTCATAAACCTCCTTAAAATGGAATGGATTCTTCAGCAAAGTCTTCACCATCAGAGCCTTCTACTTCAGATAATCTTCCTGAGTCAGCATCGTAATGAAGGTAAGCAGCGACCCCTACTTCTCCAGTATACCTAGACTTAAGAACTCTGATCCTAGTTGTCTGAGCTTCTGTAGTATCCGAAGATTGTTGATTACGTTCTAATGCTATTACACAATCAGATATCTGAGCTATACCTCCAGATCCTCTGAGATGTGATAGATTAACTTCAGCACCATTCTCATGACCTCTGTTACCTTCAAGCCTTCTGAGATGAGACACTAGAATTAAACCTGCGCCTGTCTTCTCAACTATCTTTCTAAGCTCAGTCATTATCTTATCTATTAAAGACCTTTCATTCTGCTCGTCTGAAGCTGAAACAATCATCTGTAAATGGTCAACAATAATCCAACTACAGTCACAGCCGACTACCATATAATTTATCTTGGATAAGATTTCATCGAAGTTACTTGCTCCAAAATGTGAATGTATCCATAGTCGGTTGACATTATCACCTCCTAATACCTTGTTAGATAATTCAAAGTATTCTTCTTTACCATACTCCGCTCGTATATCATCTATATAGAGTCGCTTATTAGCTTCAATAGAAAGTATACCGTCTGCAGTACGTTCCCAGCTTTCTTCAAGAGCTACAATACCAATCCTATCCTTCGTCATAGTAAGCAACCAATGCTCTAGCTCTCTTACAACAGAGGACTTACCTAGCCCAGTACCTCCTGTAAAGGTAACTAACTCTCCTTGTCTAAGGCCGTACAACTTCTTATTCAACCCAGCCCAAGGATAAGGAATAGACTTTCTTTGTTTTCTATTATTAAGATCAGCGATTTTATTAGATAGGCTAATGACTCCTGAAGGAGTGTAAGGTTGAGCTGCCCAGAAAGCTTTACTAAAGAGTTCTTTCTTCCCTTGTTGCAGCATCTCGTTAGCATCTTTGTATCCCTCAGGCAGTATAATTATCCTAGCCTTACCGGGAATTAAATCAGCTACTTGTCTAGCAATCTCTTTAGCCTTATCTTCATTATCAAAACATATCTTAACTTCTGAATATGAATCAACTAATTCAAACTTATCTTTGATCTCATTAACACAGCCAATCCCATTGCTAACAGACAGTGCAGGGAAGTTGCTACCAAGCAATTGATATATCGCCATCGCATCACATTCCCCCTCTGTAATAGTAAGGATTTTCTTGTGGTTGTTACTTAATAACTGCTGTCCAAAGAAACCTTTATTGGGTTCTTTTTTTAAATGTACCCACCTGAAGTCTTTGGTTTTTACTTTTCTTACTTTGTAAGAGACAATCTCATTGTCTTTATAGTAAGGATACCAATGCTGTATAGGATCACCGTCTGAATCTAAAAGACTTTTCACTCCATAGAACTTAGCAGTATCTAAAGTAATTCCCCTATCCTTCAACGCATTGAAAGAACACTTCGTAATATCTAACTCTTTATCTTTAGATGAATGAGTTTTTATATTAGTCACTTTCTCTATAGGTGCTGTCGTAGATACAGCTTTATTTGAAGGAGTCCAACTACTACCACCACCACTCTCTATAATTTTCTGCGGGTTGTCATAGTTATCCATCCAGCAACCACACTTAAAACATTTAGCAGTATTATCTTCATTAATGCTACATGCTTTATTACTATCACACAAAGGACATGCTTGATGTGTTTTTATAAAAGCCATAATACCTTCCTTTAATAGACTTTGATATTTACTCTGCGTCAATCAATGGAACAAAAGGTAAATCTTCATCCTCTTTAATTAAAGTCTTAGCGTCACAAGAAGTATTTAATTCTTCTGACAAACTAGTGTAGGCTCTAGTAAGAATAAACAGTTCTTCTCTGTGGGCATC